TCACCATATCTTTTCTTAAAGGTTTTTTCTTCTGGTGCTAAAGTTTCTGTTTCAGCAATATCTTCTGCTTCTTCTTTAACTTTACCTAAAGCTATATCTCTTTCTTTTAAATTCTTTTCTAACTCTAACGCTTCTTTATCATCGTTACGTGTATATCTCATTGGGGTTTTAACTATTTTTTGTTCTACAGCAATCTCAGCCATATTACTTCTCCTTGTTGGGGCAACCGTAGCCATGTTGGGGGGTTGGTAGCCAGACTAAAGTCTATAAGAATATATAGACTTTGATTGGTAATTTGCTATTATACCATTTATTTTATAAAGAGTCCAGTGATAAAGAATGAAATAGTTCTAAAGTAGTAATTAAGTCCTGCTTTCCATCCTTTTTTAATTCCTCTGCCGTAAGCAACGAAATCTTTAAACTCTTGGTATACACTAGGTGCAGTCCCTGCATTCACGTGCTTCATACCTGCAGCTTTGTATCCTCTTCTAAAAGCTTCTCCGTACCATTTACCATGGTATGTTTTTTGACACCAAAGTTCAGCTTTAGCTTTTTCCATAACTGTGAAGCCACCAGTAGAAAGACCATGAGTTGCAATTACGCATCCTCCGCTATCTCCACTACTTGCACTGTCATCATCTGGAGCGTCATATTGTGCAGTTCTATCTGCCATTCTTTGTTCACGTTCTGTATTCTGTGGAGCATTTCCTGGTTTACCTGAGCTATCTGTAAAGTTTACCGATGTGCCATCTTCATGTGTAAATGAGCCATCATTGTTTTCACTGTAGAATGAACCATTGTCATTTAGTCCGACGCTCTTTGTTCCACCACGTGATTCAATATCTGATTTTGCACCATCATTAAAGCTATCCAATGCCGAATCTCTTTGTGATTTTCTTCCGCTTCCAAAAGTTTCATCTACATCAAATTCACTTTCTCTTGCAGCCTGTCTACCAGCATCTCCAGACAAATCAGTGCCTTTTGATATCCTATCTAATAATATTTCTTCTTTTAAATCCTGTGCTGCTGCTTTCTGAGCTACAGTAGAAGGTATAGTATCATCAAGTATTTGATTTAAACCATTCTCTGTTAACCCCTCAAAACTTTTTCTTGAGGATTGATAATTAGGGTCTGCCTCAATATTTGCCCTTGCCTCAGCAGTTAACATATCTCCAGTAGTTTTTATTTCTTGTGCTAAAGGACCAGCAGATGCATCTGCAGGAGGGGCAAGATAACTAGCACTTTCAGTTAACGCTCCACCAGCAATTTTTTGCATAAGTTCTTCCATGCTATTTACTTTTAGAGAAGGGGCTTGAGGTGATGCTAGTCCTGGAGCTCCTTCAACTAAACTATTAGGATTTTCTTTTTGTATATTGCTTAGTTCTGTATTAACTTGATTAACTAACTGCTCTTCTCCAATAGCTTTCCTCATTTCGCCAAGTGTGTATTGTACTAATCCTGCGGCTGTCATAGGAGTAAATCCTATAGGGTCTTTTGTATCAGGTACTATTTCTCCCCCAGGTCCTATGTTACTTATATCTTTACCTTGGAGTTTATTAGAAATGTCCGTAAGCATACTTCCACTGGAGGCTACTTTACCAGTTAACGGGTCATACTCTCTTCCGTCGTTACCTACTACATTACCAGCTAAAGTAACTGTCCCAGGAGCTTGGTTTACTCCTAAGAAACCTAAAGGTAGCATAGCTAACGCAATTTGTTTTACAGGATTATAGTTATGTCCCAACTCTTTAGCCCTATTAATTTTTTCATTGGCTAAATTTCTTGCTGCTTTTTCTTGTTCTGTTTCTACAGGGTCATCTCCACCTGTATCTTGTTGAATAGGTCTTTTGACTAATGGAGCTTCTGGAGCATCATCTGCAGGAGGAGGCGTAGTATCATCTCCTGGCTTATATGTTTGATTAGCTGTATATGAACCTACATTACCAGCACCTACAACTGTATTTGGATTAGTTGTTGGACCAAGCTTAAGAGCAGCAGGTGTAATTGTTCCAGGTGTAGCAACTGGAGAAGCTATACCTTTATTAATACTAGGTTGCAACTTGTCATCTATACCATCTTTATTTTTATCAATAAAACCTGGAGTTTGTACAAATTTAGCTGAGGCAGCTTCAGGAGCTTTTGCTGTTCCATATTGTCCTAATGCAGGATTGTAAACTGCTTGTTGTTTTTGTATGCCTCCTAAAGTTGCTACATTAGGTTGTGCATTCATAATAGTCATACCTGCGGCTGCAGTTTTTATATCATTATCAATATACTCTACTTGTCCAGCATCTTCCATTTCGCCAAGACCTTGTAGGGCATCTCTTCTTAGTCCTTCATACATACCAAGACCATGGTATCTGACCACGTTAGCTGGTACAACTAATTCGCCTTCGCTTAATAACACATGTTGATTATCTTTAACTTCATCACCTGTAGCACCTGGAGGAGGGTCAGAAGGAGTGCCCATTGATGCTTCTTCATATTCTGGTTTTTCGGGACTGCCCATATCAATTACAACAGCTAATCCCTTACCTTCTTTTTTAACTTTATCCCCTCCTTCAATAGACTTACCTTTAGCAGCCATTATAGGAGTTGGGCTAAGTAACTGTTCTTCTTCAGCTTTCTTGGCAGGTACTTGTGGAGCAGCTAAAGCTGTAGTCATAGGAGCAGGCATCTCTGTTGGCATAGGAGCAGTAGGACTAGCTATTCCGACACTTGTTTTATCTTGTTTTAATTTCTTGGCTACAAGCTTCATAACTTCATCTCTAGGGTCAACGACTTTAGGAGCAGCACCTCTCTTAGGCATCTTCTCTACTTTTGCTTTTTTGTTGCCTACGGGTGGACTGGTCTTTTGTGTCATTGGGGATGTACCTAATCCTGCTGGTTCTTGTAATGCCATGAGTGCTCCTCCTGTGTTCATGCCTCTAGCTCTGCCTATTTGCTGACTTATTTGTTTTGATTTAGCATTGGCTTTTTTAGCTGTTTCTTTACCTGGTGGTCCTTTTATTAAAATATAATCATTTTTCTCTAGGGCTTCGTCAATGCCTGCATCACGTAGTTTGCCTCCTTTACCCATACGTAAAGTTGGAAATAAAACTTCTCCTCCTAGCTCCATACTGTATTCACTAGCAGTCTGTACAGTAGCTTGTCCTCGCGTTGGAGTATTTTTATTCATAGCCCTTGAAAGCCAAGCTGGTCTAGTATCAATTTCCATTATTTTTCAGCTCTTGCTATGACTTCATCACGAAGAGTTTTAAGTCTTCGTATTTCTTGGATTGCTCCCTGTGCTTTATTAATGTTATATATATCTTCATGTTGTTCTAATAGCTTGTGTAACTCAGCTACTCTATACTCCATGTATGCTTCTAATATATCTGTATTCTTCTTTACATTAACCAGAGGTAGTAGTTTTTTAGCTACTTCTGTTATCATTGTCTACCCCCTAGTAATTGTTGTAGTTGGTCCATAGCAGCAGGGTCTTGTTGCTGAGGTCCTGGTGAAGGATTCTGAGGTGCACTAAATCCTTGCTCTCCTGGAACTGGAGCTTGCCCTACCCCTATGTTACCACCACCTCCACCTGAAGGGTCGGCAGGATTAACTCCCTGTGCTTGCCCCTGTTCGGTAGGTAAACCACCAGCAGCTTTTAATATCTCTGCTTGCTTGAATGCTTCTCTTTCGTCATTGATGAGTTTCTCTGCGTCTAAATCCATAGCCGCACCTAATTCTCTTAAGATAACTGGTATCTTTAAGTAAGGAGCTACAGCAGCATTTCCTGACATCTGAAGTAACTGTAGAAGTCTTTGACTTCTTACTTCGTTCTTCATTAGACTTTCTGTGCCTCTGGCTTTTATTTCTAAATCGCCTCTAGCTTCTTTATCGAAGTCAAACTGCATATTAAAAGCAAACAATGCTTCTCCCAAAGGTTGTAATAGATAATCATCTAAGTTCTTTACAACACTCTTAATACTTAATTGTGCCGCTCCCATCAGCATGCTGATACCTGCAGCAGTTCTACCTGTACCTGCAACACCAGTTTGTCCATGTGAATAAGATGGTATGCCTGTTGCATCATCGGCTAGTGACCTAGCTTTATCAAACATCATCATATTCTCTGTGCTTACATTCGGATACTTTGTTCCAAATAAGGCTTGCCCTGGAGCACCACCTTGTCTTCTAAATACTTTTCCTGGATATACTTGTAGGTCCTGTCCTGGAACTAGATTAGTTTCATCAATCTCAAATACTAAGTTACCTGACAATACAGCATTATCCACTGCCATTCTCATAAAACCATTCATAAGTGTTTGAGTATCTGACATGTTCTCAGCTAATCCTACACCAAAGAAACTATACGGATTAATCTCAAATGGTGCGGCACAGTATGGAATACGTTTAGGTGTAAATGGATTTATAACTAACCGTAGTATCTTATTATTAGATACCCATATATTAACTTGTAATGTATCTACATCTTTAAAATCATTAGGTATTTCTAATCCAGCTTCTTCTGCCATAGTTCTGTCTATGTTGCCCCAGAACTCTAGTACCTCAAATCTGTTTACATCATATTGAGTTTCGTTATCTCTTAAATCATTTTCCCACCATTTACGTGTATAGTTGTATCCCATCTCGGCACACTCATCTATAGCATCGGTATCAAAGTAAGGTCTCTTCTTTAAGTTTCTTAGTTCTGAATGACTTAGCTTGTGTCTTTCTATAACGTACTCTGCCTCTGACATATTGTTTGCATCATAGTCAGGGTAGAAGTTCCATGTAGAAACTGATTCTACTCTTGGTACAGTTTGACTCTCTGGTGAATAGTTACCTTCTTCATCCCAGTTAGCTCTTTCTTTATCAAAAGCAAAAGGTCCTTTAAGTATTCCTGTACCAAATAATGCCATCTCAAAAGCAACAGTTCTTAGATGCTTAGATGCATTTGATTCTTCGAGTTGGTCAAGAATAGTCTTTTCCATTCTTTTAGCAGCTTTTTGTGCTGGGTAGTATGTCTGTGCAGTTGGTGTTAAACCTGTACCAGACTTTAGTTTTTCTTTTATAGCTTCAAGGTCATCTTCATATGCCCCAAGTTTCATATCTCTTAGTGTGTCTTGTGTAGCCCCTTTAGGTATATCTTGTCCATCTCCAGGAAAACCATACACATTGTTTAATTCTTCTAGTGCATTATCTGGTTCTTTGGGGTCAAAGTTTACTGCTTCGTCTACACCATCAGGTATTCTAGTTGCGTCTACTCCTAGAGGGAATCTTTGACCAGCAAATAAAACGTCAATAATTTGACCATAAGCTGCTAAAACTTTTGTTTTAGTTATTTTAATAAATACCTGAGACTTCTCAGTTTCTGTAAATTGTGTGTCTGTACTGTAGATGCCTCTGTATTGACGATAAGAGTTTAACCATCTTTGCTCATCATAGAGTCTTGCATCTTCTGCAGTTGTAAATTTTTCTGTAACATAGTTAGCTAATTCATCCTTTGGGTTTTTAGGAACAAATACTATTTCTTCTATGTTTTCGTTTTCATTTTCCATGTTTAATATCCAAATACTCTATCTGCAGGATTCCACGTTCTAGGCATCGCTGCTGGGTCATAGTCAAATATAGACCTTGACCTTGGTCTGGTCATTATACCATATCTCAAAGCATCATACAAATGGTCTTCTGCTTTCGTGTCTACATCTTCAGAGTTACTTTTATCTAAAGGTATAATAGGTAACTGTGCAATCAAGTTAGTACAGTTGTTAAATATGGTCAGACCTGCCTGCTCTGTAATATCATCTACCTGAAGTCTTCTGTGTATTTCGTTCTTACCTGAAACACGACTTCCTTTACTTCTGTCTGCTGGTCGCCAACGACAACCAACTGAAATCATTTGTTCCGCCAAGGAAGGACCTGTATCACCCCTTTTATGCCAACACGAACTGTCGAGTACGCCATACGAGATTTGTCCATCACTTCTCTCCACATCCAAGATAGCAAACGCCAAATCTTTGGCTGTATATTTCGATACATACATTTCACGGTAGACCACAAGCTGCTCAGTAGCTGGGTCAACTGCAAACCATAAGACTGCAGAGTAGGAAGAGTAGCCATAATCGCATGCCCTAAACTTTCTCCAATTGTCTGGAATTGCAAATACATCCGTAACGTGATATCGCCTATCGAACTCAGAAAAAGCCGCACCTTCTGCAACATCCCAACTTCCCTCCAATAATTGTCTACGTTGTGTCTCTGGTAGAGACAGCAACATCGCTTCGTAGTCTCCCTGCTCATATAAGAAAGGATTATCCATTAACTTAGCAGGGATAAATCTTCTCTTAAACAAAGGCTGTTCAGACTTCGCATGTTGTTTGGGGTATTTTAAGGTTTCCCCAGTCGTAATATCTGTCGCCCAAAACGGCTTACCCGCTGGAGCAGGGTCAATGAACATTTTTTTGACCCAGCCGTGCCCTGGTCCTCCAGGGTTTGTCGTACCTCGCATGTAAACGGGGAGCGACGGGTCTGCAGTTCTAAGGCGCGAACGTAAATAATCCCAAGCATATGGTGTCGGATACTGTGTTAACTCGTCAAAACCAATATAAGTGAATGCTTGTCCTTGGTATCTTAGAACGTCTTTCTCTTGTTCAAGATATGTCATCCAAATTCTAGCACCAGACGGGAAAGTCCATTGGCTCTTTTTCTCCATCCATTTAGCCCCAGGGAAAGCCTGAGGATACATTTCCTGAGATTTGTGTATAATCTCCCTAAGTTCGTCATTTGTACGTCTTAATATAAGAGCGTTCATATTCGGGTTGTTGCAGTAACGTAGCGGGTCTACTATCAGACTGTACGTCTTGCCACCCCCAGCTGCCCCTC